TCAAGGAAATAGAGATACTTTATATGAAGCAAATGTTAACCCGTTAGCAACATTACCTAGAGAAGGAGTTGTAGTATTTGGACAAAAAACACTACAAAAAGAAGCTTCTGCATTAGATAGAGTAAATGTAAGACGATTATTAATCAATCTTAAAAATTATATTCGCCAAATTGCAGACACTATAGTATTTGAACAAAACACAGCAACAACAAGAAATAGCTTTTTAGCTAGAGTAACTCCATTTTTAGAAACGGTACAACAAAAACAAGGTTTATATGCCTTTAAAGTTGTAATGGATGATTCAAATAATAGCCCTGATGTAATAGATAGAAATCAATTAATTGGACAAGTTTACATACAACCAACTAGAACAGCAGAATTTATCTCAGTAGATTTTATATTACTACCAACTGGAGCGGAATTTCCATCATAAAAGTAAAAAATTTAGATATTTATAATAGAACAAAAAATAAAATAAACATAAAATGGCAATTTTAAATCCTAACGAAATTTTTTATACAGCATTCGAACCCAGAATGACTAACAGGTTTATCCTATACATGGACGGAATGCCTTCGTTTTTAGTAAAAGGAATGTCAGCTGTTAATTTAAGTCAAACAGCAGTAGCACTTAACCATATTAACGTTCAACGTTATGTAAAAGGTAAAACAATTTGGGGTACAATTACTTTTACAATGTATGAAGCAATTACACCTGCAGGTTCACAAACAGTAATGGAATGGGTAAGATTACACCATGAATCAGTAACAGGTAGAGATGGTTATTCTGATTTCTATAAGAAAGATATTACATTCAATGGTTTAGGACCAGTTGGTGATGTTGTAAATGAGTGGATTATTAAAGGAGCTATTATTACAAGTGCTAACTTTGGAGATTACAGTTGGGATGATGACGGAACAGCTGTAAACATATCTCTTGAAGTACAACCAGATTACTGTATACTAAATTACTAAAATTAATTTTAAAATATATTTAAAAGCTCTACTTATACGTGGAGCTTTTATTTTTCCTTGGTTATCTAATTAGGTCTTACTATATTTATAACATATATACACAAATGAAATATAATAGTTTACGTGCGTTAGTAAAAGAAGAGCTAAAAAAAGCTATAAACGAAGATTACCAAGATAAATTTAAAATGGTAGGTACTTTAATTACTGACATTAAAGAACGTCCTCAAAAAGAAATATATTCTGATATTAGAGCAATTCCTGGGATTACAGTTATTTCATCTACAGAACCTCTTGCATATTCTGATCAAAATTTAAATAAGTTTAAAGCTGTATTAAGTGTAAAAGTAGATGGTTATCCTTTTATTACAAAAGGTGGATTTAATAGATCAAAAATGATGGAAATTGCTGAAGAAATTAAAAAAGTACCAGCAGTTAAAGCTTTCTTTGTAGGAGAAGATAATATTTCACAAATTTAATATATGTATATCAAACAATAAAGTTATTTTAAATAAAAATTATGAGTGAATTTAAATTACCTACTGAAGTAGTAGAGTTACCTTCAAAAGGATTATTATATTCTGAAGAATCAGGATTAAAAAGCGGTAAAATAGAAATGAAATATATGACCGCAAGAGAAGAAGATATCCTAACTAATCAATCTTATATTTCAAAAGGAACTGTATTAGATAAACTAATGCAATCTTTAATTGTATCTAAAATTGACTATAGTTCATTATTAGTAGGAGATAAAAATGCAATAATGGTTGCTGCTCGTATTTTAGGATATGGTTCAGAATATAAATTTTCATATGGTGGTGAAGATCAAATAGTTGATTTATCATTAATAGAAAATAAAGAAATAGATAAGTCTTTATTTAAAGAAGGTAACAATAAATTTGAATTTACTCTTCCACATTCTAAAAACCACATTACATTTAAATTTTTAACTCATAAAGACGAAAAAGATATTCAACGTGAATTAGATAGTTTAAAAAAGATAAATAAGGATGCTTCCCCTGAATTAACAACTCGTTTAAAGTATATGATTACTTCTGTGGAGGGGAAGACAGAAATAAAAGATATTCGAGATTTTATTGATAACTATCTTTTAGCTAAAGATTCAAGAGCATTAAGAGAACATATTAAAGAGATTCAGCCCGATGTTGATCTAACTTTTTTTCCCGATGGCACTGAAGATAGAGTCAGTATCCCAGTTGGGGTTAACTTTTTTTGGCCTGACGTCTGATACAGTAGCTGAAACTAGAGCTGCGATATTTCAACAAATACATCAAATAGTATTTCACGGTAAAGGTGGGTACGACTGGGAAACAGTGTATACCATGCCTATATGGCTTCGTCGCTTTACATTCAATGAAATTCAAAAATTCTACGATGAAGAGAAAAAAGCATATGAAAACTCTTCAAAATCAAACCAAACAACCGTTATTGGTGCAGATGGTAAAGTAAACGCACCTGAATTTTTAAAAGGCGCACAAAACAAACGACCCTCAACTTACAAATAAAAATTATATCTTTAAATATTTATAATAAAATATCTATAAATGTCTGATAGTAAGAAAAAGATAGAAGAAATTAATAAATCTCTTAAGAATACTCGATTATCTAATGAAGAGGTTATTAAACTTCAAAAAGAACTAAATAAACTCTTACAAGAACAAATAGAAAAACAGCAAGAAAGTTATGATCTATCATCTTCAATGGTAGATTCTTTAAAAGAAACTTTAGGTATTAACATTAGAAGATCCACAGCTGATTCTAATCTTTTAAAAGTTAATAAAAATATCAATCAAGCGATTTTAGATCAAGTAAAAGGTAGTTATGAAATTGATTCAATTCAAAAACAGATTACTAAAAATTCTAAAATTTTAGAAAAATCTAAAATAACTGAGCTTTCATTATCTAAATCTATAACTGGTCCACAAAACAAATTAGCAAAAATAGCAAAGGAAAAATTTGAATTAGCTCAAAAACACTCTAAAGAAGTAGATAGAGAATTAGCTAAAGCTGCTGAAGGTAAAGCAATTGATGAAAAAACATTAAATTTAAAGAAACACCAAGCAGCTCAAGCAGCAGCAGCAGCTGAAAACACAATGAATTTATTGGGTCCTTTAGCAAAACAACTAGTATTTTCCCAATTAAATAGTCAAGAATTAGAAAACCAAAATAAAGCAAGAGAAAGAGATTTAAAAAGAGCTGAAGATTTACAAAAGAAATTAGGGATAACTGGTGCTATATTAAAAGGTATTTCTAAAATACCTATTTTAGGTGATATCTTTGATGCTAATAAAGCAGTAGGTGCAATGGAGGAACACCTAATAGATGGTGGAACAGCTGTAGGTGCTTTAGGAGCAGGATTTAAAAATATAGGATCCCAAATTAAAACGGGAGTTCTTAATCCTGCAAATTTACTCCTTGGTGCAATTACATCACTTGTAAATGCTTTAAGAAGTGTAGATAAAGGCACAGGAGATTTAGCTAAGGGCCTTAATATGTCTTATGAAGAAGCTAATGATGTTCGACAAGAATTAGACTTTATATCTACTCTTTCCTTAGATGCTGCAGTAAATACTAAAGGTTTACAAGAAGCCCTAATGGCTGTCAATCAAGAAATGGGTACTAGTGGTATGATTTCTGAAGAAACTTTAGTTACTATGACTAAGTTAAATAAACAAGCAGGAGTTTCTTTTAAAACCCAAACAGCTTTATTTAAAATAGGAGCAGCCACAGGTAAAGAATTTAAAGATACATTCGAAACATTTCAAGCTACAGCAAAAATAGAATCTTATAGATTAGGTGTAGCAGTTAATACTAAACAGCTAATGGCTGACATGGCAAAAATTTCAAATGCCGCAAAATTATCTATAGAAGGAGGAGTAGAGGGATTAGCTAAACAAATGGTTACAGTTAAAGCTCTTGGGATGGAATTTAGCCAACTTGAAGGAATAGCTGATTCACTATTAAATTTTGAATCTTCTATAGCTGCTGAATTAGAAGCTGAATTACTTACAGGTAAAGATCTTAATCTTGAAAAAGCTCGACAATTAGCTTTAGATAATGATTTGGCGGGAATGGCAAAAGAAATTTCTTCTCAAATAGGATCGGCTAAAGATTTTACTAATATGAATCGTATAGCCCAAGAAGCTTTTGCTAAATCTGTAGGTATGTCTAGAGATCAACTAGCCGGAGTTCTTATAGAACAAGAAGCTTTAGCAGCTATAGGTGGAGAATTAAGTGATAAAGAAAAAGAAGCTTATGAAGCCGCTAAGCAAAAACATGGTGCTGAAAAAGCTGCTCAAATGTTAAAAGATGGACAACTTGATTCAATGGTTAAACAACAAGATATCCAAGAAAGATTTAATCAAGCAGTAGAAAAATTACAAGAAATATTTGTATCTATAGCTGGACCAATTTTAGAAATAGTTTCACCATTTGCTGATTTAGCTTCAAATGTTTTACCTTTACTAAATATAGCTTTATTACCATTTATAGAGGGTATTAAAGTAGTAAGTAGTGTAATTGAGTATGTAATGAATAGTGTAAAATCCTTAATTGGATATTTTACAGGTGCTAATGAGGAGTTAACTGTAATGCAAGGAGTAGTAGGTACTATAGCTAGTATTTATTTAGCTATTAAAGGGTATGCTTTAGCTACAAAAACAATACAAGGAGTAACTTTAGGTATTGAAGCAGCAAGAGAAGGATTTGCAGGAAAAAGAGCATTATTAGAAAGTAAGGGTTTAACAAAAGTTGTAGGACGTGCAATTTTTGGTGCTATATCTTCATTATCAACTATTCCTGTTGTAGGTGTAGCTTTAGGTTTAACAGCAGCTGCAGGAATTGCTTCTATGGCATATAAATACCTAAAAGCAGACGATATGGTTTCTCCTGGAAAAGGAAAAGGAGGATATGGTGATCGTACTTTACTTGGACCTGAAGGAGCAATTCAACTAAACAATAAAGATACTGTTATAGCAGGAACTAATTTATTTGCTGATGATATGATGTCTGCTCCTAAAGGAAAAATTCAAGTAGCAAATTCTACTACTCAACCTAAAGAACCAAAACCAACAGGAAATGGAGATGTTGTAGCAGGAATTTCACAATTAAATAAAAATTTAGAAGGTGCATTTACATTCAATCAAGTTTCTGGAATTGCAATCCAATAATTTTTTTAATTTACTATATTTATAACAAAATAATAACCATGGGAATTTTAAATAAACTACAATCTGAAGGATCTGAATTAAGTG